CATAGCATCAACTATTTTACTAACATGATCTGCATACTTTCTAGGTTTCTTACCAGAACAATGATCAATCAATGCTTGGGTAAGATCATCTTCATATTGATTACCCATATTAACTTTCTTACCACCTTTCTGTTGTCCACCAAACTCATCAGTTTTTACAAATTCATCTAGTTTTAAGTAAACATCTCTACTACTTACACTACGAGATACACCATCACCAGCAATATTACACGTAAACTCAATACCATTTCTACCACGAAAACCTTGCCTACACACTTCATCAAATAGCATCTTCGCAGAAAATTCTTTACCAGCACTTCCTTTAATGTTATGGAAGTCTTGAAATGGGGAAGTAAAATATCTATTATTAACTCTTGTAGTCGCAGTAAATCCTGCCACTTCAACAGTACCCATGTCTGTTAAGAAGAGGTTTGCTTTTCCATTACGATTTAAAGCTTTATCAAAAAAGGTATCAAGGCGATCAAGATACCTTCCACCGTTTCTGAAAAAATCTCCTGCTTTCATAAAAAACCTCCCGTCTAACTATTTAGAGGGAGGTAGTTAATATTCAGTACTACTCTTGTCTTTTCATCTGTGCAACTGTATCCTACGTGTTTAATTTTGCTATCAAATATAACTATTCTATTTTCAACTGAGGGTATTACTTCTCCTGTCTCAAACTCTGTCCATCCGTTGTTAGTATTCACATAATATATTGCTGTCTTTGCATTATTAAAAGGATGGTCTACATGATAACCACCAAGCATAGTATGTTCTGTATCTCTTGGATTTAAATTTATCTTTGCTCTAATAATAACGTTTGGTGTATCTAACTTTTGTAAAATTGGAATTATATAATTGTATCCCTCTGATTGAGGTCCGTGATTTTGTCTGTAGAGAAGGTTTGTAAACTGATAACTTTGATCATCTTCGTCAGGATGATCTCCTTCTTTGGTTAAAACATATGGATTATAAAACCAAGGAAACTGACTACTCAAAAAACCTTTCTTTAATGTTTGAAAAGAATTAAAAGAAATATAATTATCAATAACTATAGGAGACATTACCTATCGTCTGCTTTTCTATTTTCTGAAAGGTAGATATCAAACGTTCCTTTAGGATATCTTTTTGCTAGTTTATTCATATTGATGTTTAGAACGTCTTTCATATCAATCTCTAGTGCCATACATGCTTGTGCTACGTACCACATAATATCACCTAACTCAATAATAAGGTGTTCTTTGTTATCTTCGTCCCATGGTTTTCCTTGGAAGATCATCTTCTTAATGATCTCAAGAAACTCACCACCTTCAGCATTGATACCAACACCGCTAGTAAGGAGACGTTCAATGTTAGCACCTTCACGGTCTAACTCGCCAATACGATCAGCGAAATCAACGAAGTTTGTTGATGCATCAGATGTGACTTCTGCCACAAAAGACTGATACTTATTGAAATCGATCATACGTTCCATTCTGCAAATTTTGATAAACGGTTTTGTGTTTTTGAGAATTGTTGTAAGGTTTCTCCTACCTCTTCATCTTCTATGTTAATTTGAGATGCGTCATCTGCAACATCATACAACCTCATTTTCGATCTGTCAATTCCCACCATGAATTTTCGTGAGGTAACGAGGTCTGAGTATCTGTTTTTAAGTTGTTTGACCAAGATGCGACCCTGTTGCTCGAGCTCCTCAGTAGATATAAGGGCAAACATAAAATCAGCAGTGGCAGGGAGACCAAAAGACTCACTAGTGTCAGTAAGATCGGGATCAGAGTTACCATACCCGCTACGAGTAGTTTGAGTAGCAGAGACAATAGGGACATTACATTCCACAGCAAGACCCCGAAGCTCCTCAGCAATCGCCTTAACATAGGTATACGAGTTAACAACTGCACCTTTGTACCTCACACTTGCACATATATTTAAATAATCGATGAATATAAGATCTGGTTTAAAATCTTTTTTTAATTTGAGATCGCTTAGGAGTGCCTTAAAATGTCCTGCATGTGCAGACGCTGTTGGATACTCCTTGATGATAAGTTTACCTCTAGTTTTTTTAGCAATCTCATTTACTTTACTAGAGAATAGAACTTCTGGTAGTTCTACAATATCTTTGACACTTACGTTCAGAAGATTTGCGTCAATTCGTTCAGCAATCTTCTCCTCTGCCATTTCACATGTAATGTAGAGAACGTTGTAGCCCTGAGTGAGCGCGGAACCAGCAACATGGCACATGAATAAAGACTTCCCGACACCCGTACCAGCAAGAGCGACATTGAGAGTTTTGTTACTGAGACCACCTTTGGTAATGAAGTTAAACTTCTCCAAATCAAATGGGATCTTCTCTTCTTTTCTGTGGTAGAATTCGTATCTGTCTGTAGCTTGTTCAATGTAATCGTGTCCGATATGCTCATCAAAAGAAACTGCTAGTGCTTCTTGTAAGATGCTAGGTATAGCATCTTTTGACATTTTTTTATCTTGACCGTCTGCAACTTGAATTGATTTCATAAGTGCTAAGTATATAGCACGATCTTGACACCACTTCTCTGTTGCATCTAGCAACCATTCATAGTCAACCCATTCATCAGTTAGAGAATTTATTCCCTGTAATGAATTTTGGAATGCCTCTTCTGTAAGGTCTGTTCTATTTTGGATATTAATTGTGAGAACTTCTTTAGTAGGGATCTTGTCATACTTTGCAGCAAAGTCAGCAATTTCCTCAAAGATAATTCTCTCGTGGTAAGTCTCATAATATTCTGCTTTTAGAAAAGGGACTACCTTTCGATAATACTCCTCATTATATATGAGGTTACGTAAGATAGTTTCTTCAATTCTTTCACTCATCTAATTTTAACCTCGCAAAAGATTTTTCACTTAATCTCTTCTGTATTAGTTTACCATACTCTTCATGTAATTCGCAACCTATGTAATGTCTACCTAAAGATTTTGAAACAAGTGCAGTAGTTCCTGATCCCATAAATGGATCTAAAACTATATCACCTTCTTCACTTCCTGCTTTGATACATGGTTCAATTAAGTCAGGTGGATATACAGCAAAGTGTGCACCTTTGTATGGTTTATTTGTTATTGACCAGACAGATCGTTTATTCTTTGTTGTATAGCTTTTTGTAAGTCCGCTATGTGGTGCCAATCCTGTTCCTTCTTTGTGGTACTTTCCGTTGTCTCTGTTTCTTGTACCCCAGTCTTGTTTAACTGGTTCTTTGATTGCTTCGTTGTCATAGTAATACTTTTTATTCTTACTTAATAGGAATAAATACTCATGTGACTTAGTACACCTATCTCTAACGCTCTCAGGCATAGGGTTAGGTTTATGCCAAATGATATCTTGTCTTAAATACCACCCATCAGCACGCAATGCAAAAGCCAACATCCAAGGGATCCCGATTAAATCCTTTTCCTTTAGTCCTTCTAACTTATTCCCTCGTTTGCTACATTCTTGTGG